TTCCTGCAGCATTGTAAATGGCTGAGTAGGCAATAAGCTCAAAGATGGGCAAATCAGCGTTGCTTGAACCGACGAGAGGCGGTGTATAGCCAATAATCTTGGTTGCATTCTCTTCATCATATTTGATTGTGCCTCCCTGAAGTATCTGAACAATCTCAGGTGTAAACACGTTGTCAGTCAACGTAATCTGATTGCCTGTTACAGTTACTTGCTTATGTTTCTGTGCTTTGAGTACACCCTTAATAATCAACTTGACTGCATCAGTGGTTTCAGTCTGAATGTCAACTTGGATTTTGCTTGCAGTGTTAAGCACATATTCGACTTCTCCACCAGAGGGCTTGATTGTAATCAAAGCACAGTCAATGGTTGCAAATTCATGTGGCTTCTTCTGTGTAGTTGCCATAGTTTATTATTCCTCCTTTATAGTTTTTTGAAATACATCACTGTCAACTTTTCTGTAATTTTGATAGGTCAAATCAATCATCCAACCCTTAACAGAATCATCAAAATAGGGTGATGTAACCATGTTTGAAAATTTTATCATCGGACTTAATTTTAGCATAGCCTTTTGAATTTGATTTTGAAAAATCTCAATTCTAGTTGGGTAATCTTCTGGAATATAACACAACAGCTCATAGTAGACTATGTTTGTACTAAATTCTAGGTATGCAGTTGTTACACCTGGCTTTACCACAACATATTCTTGAATGCAATCTCCCACGTGTTGTCCTGGAAAAAACACTTGAAATCCTTGGGAATTTAGACAATTATATATGTCTTGTAATCTTGTTTCAGCGTATTGTTCCATATTACCTCCGTTTTACTATGCTAATCAAGTTCCGATGACATTTTTTCAATGAACCCTGAAAAGGTCTTCATGACCTCAGGGGATTTAAGTTTGATTGTTGGTGCAATAATAGCAAACCTTTGTTCATGAGCTTGTTCAAGATATATGCCATAATCAACACCATGAGATAGGATTATATTCCATTCCCAGTTTTTCTTTTCAACAGTTCCTTTGAGCCGTTGTTTTGCATGACTTGTACGGTCTGTCCAAGGTTTGTGTTCTTTAGCATAGCTCTCCATTTCAGTAGCACCTGAAGATGTAATCTCATCTATGCTTTTTTCCACATTGTTTTTGAACTTTTCCAGGCTTTCAATTACAACGTCAATGTCAAAATCAAGTGCCACGGTCTACCAACTCCAAAGAAATATCACAAGCAATTCCAAGGTTGTTAAAATCAACCATATCCACCACTTCAAAATGCTTTGAACAGTATTCTAGTTGGTCACCAATCCGAACACGCTTTGACAGTTCATTTAGTTCACCTGGAACAAGGATTTGTGGTTGAGGCTTTGTTCTCTTAATAGTCCCATCTGACAATGTTTTTGTTACATAACCACTAGTCTGATGAAATACACCCACAACAAAAATTTCATCTTTTTCTTCAGTTGGCTCGCCATAGTCATTTTTTATGGGTCTCTCAAACACAAATTCTGTGCCATAGGTTTGTATAAACCTCTCAATTTTACGTCTGTCAAAATGAGAAATTTTACCATAATAGGGTCTTCTTGACAACAGTAATCACCTCAATGTAAAATCCCTGAATTTCTGGGCTTGTATCTGGCTGCGATTCTGCGAAAATAAGAAGACGAATCAGCTGCTGTAAGCCCAGATATGTTCAAGGTTGTGTCTTCAGCCTTGATAATCAAGCACTGATATGCTGTCTTGTCATAGTCATTATTATTCTGCCGCAGATACAGCTTGAGCTCTTCATCTTCAAAGAACGGTATGTCTTGTTCTCTTAAAACTACCTTGAGTTCCTCCATAGATTGTATCTTCATAGCAATTCCTCCTGATTATTACAAAGCAGCTCTAATTTTATTGCGAGCATCCGAAAGTTTCTTTACACCTGTAAGGTCAACACCCAACTGTTTAGCATACTTGCGAATCTGCTCTGAGGTCATTTCATTTAAAGGAATCTCAGAGAGCTCAGAATCGCTCTCAGATGCGTCTTCGTCATCACCCTGAGTAATTTCCCCCTCGAAGTCCTCACGCACATCCTCGTCCGTTTCTGCTTGGGAAATTGACCATCCTGCAGGCTCGTAAATAAGTTTATAAGCACTAGGTGTAACGGATAACTCTAGCCTACCATTAGATATTATAATCATTTAATCTTCACCGCCTCATCAAGATGTCTTGACCTGGGCAATGAAAACTTGGTCAGCCTGTTCGAAAGAGGGCAGACAAATCATGGATACAATTGTCTCAACCTGAACAGGGTCAGCCTTAGAAACAGTTGCAACAGCCACACCAGTATCAGTAATAGATACATTGGCAAGACTAGGATTGGACATCAGGTCAGATTCAGCAGGAGTTGTACCAAAATTGGTATAACCAAGGTCACCTGTCGGGAACAAAACAAACGTGTCTTCGGGAACAAACGGAGTTGTTACACCTGCTTCTGTCTTGTATCTCTTATCATAGGTTACAATCTCAAGACCAAGTGTGTCGCTGATGTAGCTTGTAACTTGACTGTCTGTAATCATTGCTTGACCCTGAGACAGAATATAGATGGACTTCTTAATTACATCATTGTTGCGCATGTAGCCAAGAACCTTAGTTTGGCAAACTGCTCTTGTAGGAAGAACACCTGTATCTTCTTCAATCTTCTTCATCCATCTGTCAATATCACCAAGAATATCAGCTGTGGGGTCAGACCAGGATGTGGTTACTGTAGCCTTGTGGTCACTGGGCATACCGAAATCGTAAGCAAAGGATTGTCCATTAGCAGAGATTGCAATTGCACCTGTGGTAACTGCCATAGCACGCATGCGTTCACGCTGGGCTGCTGCCGATTCAAGCAAAACAACCTCATCGTCAAAAATTTTGTTCATGATGGTGTCAATATAGGTCTGATTTCCTGTGGACATCATGATGTTAAGCTGCTGTCTGAGCTCTTCGTCGATATACGCTGCCTGCTTGAAGAACGGCATGTATGTCGAGAGCTCCTTGAAGCCTTGACGCTCAATCGGAATTGCCGCAGCATCAAAAGCTGACGGACTGAGAACGACAGGTGTACCCGAAGCACCCTTGAGCCACTTGAGTTCAAGACTCATCTGCTTGTTAGCAGGGAACAAAGACTCAAAGAAATAAGGTGGTCTGTCCTGTACAAGGGTTTCCCAATATGCGGTGATTTCACCAGCCTTGACCAAATCAAAAATTGTCATATGTAGTCATATCTCCTTTCGTAAATTACTTGATGAACTTAATCATATTTGTTGCTGTCTTAACACTGTCTGTAATAAGTGCAGCTGTAGTTGTGTCAATCTTGTTAAGGTCAACAAAACCAAACAACAGCAGTGTGCCGTTTGCATTGCCATTGGTAACATCTACATCATGAAGCAAAATGCCGACTGTATCTGTTGTACCATTGGTAAACGGTGTTGTTCTTGCTGTGAGGTCTCCTGTAAGTGGAGTGCCTGCCTTCACAATCTTCTTGCCATCCTCATCAACGGTTGAGCTCTCGTTGCTTACAAGAATACCAACCGAATACTGATGCTCAACATTAGCAAGAATCTGTCTGGGTGCTACACCCGAGATTGTTGTAATACCTGACTTATTCAACATGTTTCATTCCTCCTCTTTACTTCTTAAAATATGGATTTTTAGAATTGGTGGACTTGAGTTTTTGCTGTGCTAATCTAGCACCAAGGCTGTTATTTCCAGCGGAATTCTGCCTATGGGACGCATGACTGCCACCTGTGCCATTGTCCTGGTTTTGTTGCTGTTGAGCTGCCTCAAAAAACGATGGATGTGTGCTTTTTACAGCCTTTACTGCTGCATCAAAATCTGTCTTATCATTGACCCTGATAAGAGCCAATGCCATAACATCATCCAACACGTCATTCCTACAACCCTGAGACAGCAAAGCAAGCTTGCGTTCTGCAAGTTCAGCTCGCTTTTCAGCTGCTTGCCTACTCTTTTGTTCGGCTGCAAGTCCATCCTGAGCCTTTTGTGTATCGGTCTTTTGAGATTCCTGCCACTGCTTAAAAGCATCAAAATCTTTCTTCGCTGTATCAAGGTCTTCAAGTCCATTATACCCCATAGCTGTCAGAATTGCCTTTTTGCCGCTGTCTTTCTCTTGTGCTCCGATTCTGTTTAAATCAGCTTGTGAGAAAGTTTGTCCAGATTGTTGATTAGACTGGTTCTGGTTATCAGTTTGTTGAGAATTCTGCTGTGTATTTGTATTGCCGTCACCAGATGAACCGTCCTCAGCAAAATACTGCATAGAAATTCTCAGCGGTTTTAGATTATACATAAAATCCTCCTATCCAGCATTATATTGTGGCTGGTTCACATGATTCCGACTGTTCTTTATTGTCTACAAATTCGGTGAAAAGACTTGCATATTTAACATTCAATTCCTTGCGCTTGCTATCAAGCTGGAGCTTGTATGTATCTGCCTTTTGCTTGAGTTTTTTGGGGATTCTCTTGCCATTTTTGCGATGCTGAATTGCTCTGAGATAAATGTGCTTGTATTCACTCAACAGTTTCAGTGTTTCCTCAGAATCAATTTGAACAATACGCTGTTTACCACAGTTTTCACAAGTAAACACTGTAAATATCAATCCATCTTGTCGAACTTCAGATAATTGGTTGGCTGTTAAACTTTGCTTGTTATCACAAAAACTACAGGTCAATTGAAAATTCATATCACCTTGCTCCTCTCATAGCTTGCTTCCATTTTTCAACATCAGGATTCCGCAAAGGTTGAACTGCAGATTCAGCAAGCTCGTTAGCTATTGTTTGTAAATCTTTGGTTAATACAACTGTGTATGTACACATACCATTGGGATGGTCAAGTGGAACGTCATCTACAGGATAAATTTTGCCATCACGTTCTTCGCACAAATCACAAGTTCGTTCAGAGCCACTTGATATCCATTTAATCCCTTGTGTGTAGGGATTTGTTTTAGCAATCTCAATCACACTCTGTTGATAGGAATGAGACACAAGCGTTCGTGCTAGTCTTTGTGCATTATAGTCTATGACTTTGTTTGACCCTGGATACACTTTACTCCATTTCCAGTCCTTTCTGGCATTCGGATTGACATATCTTTCAAGGTCTTTGGCAATATCAAAAGCCGATTTGTTTGCGGCTGTACCCTGAGCGACAATTTGTTGAATGTCCTCATGAATCTTCTTGTTATTGCTCCAAATTGCTGAACTCAAACTCCAGCCACTCTCATAAACTTTGCCAGTTGAAATCCTTGTCACAATATCTGTAGGCACATAGGCATATGCTCCTTTTATTGATACCTTAGCTTTGTTCAATAGTGTACCAACATCAGAGACTACTGCCTTGGACACAATTATCATGTTGCCTTTGATTATTGATTCCAAATCTTTGTTCATAGCTGTTGATGCATTTTGAAGACTTGCTACAAAATCTGTCAATCTCATTCGTTGAAGATAAGCAGTTGCAGAAGTCTGAGTTTCCAATGACTTGAGATTCTTCTTGGCTTCTTTATCAAGCTTGCTATACATTGACTTGATTTGACGTCTTTGCTGTTTGGTTATTCGCAATCTTGCTTGTTCACCTGATGCAAATTTAAGCTCTCGTGACATTGGTTATTCCTCAACCTCTTCATCTTCAGTTGATTCCTTTTGTTCCTCTGATTTTTCCTCTTCAGGCTCTTCCTCTGTTTGAGCTGAATTTGACGTGCCTGATGTTGGAAGAACACTATAGCTGTCTTCAAGCATCTCACGCTCCAGAGCAATTTGTTGTAGTTCTGCATCAACTTCATCATTGGTCAAGTTTCGCCACTTCTTCATGTAGGATTTGCGGCTCATAACTTGGGCTGAGACCTCTGA